GATGAAGTTAATAATTCACCTATTTTGGATAAACTCAGAATTTTTGGCCAGTTTGCACTTGCACATTCTCTATTTAACGCACTTGGAGTGAGTTATGAGAATTTTAACTATTCAGCCGTGGAGGCTGAATTGAATACCCGCAAGTTTGGAAATAAGTATGAAATGTTTGTCTGTTTAGCAGATACAGCATTATTTATGTGTGAACGTGGACATCAGGTTGCTGTTACAGGCACTCTCGATGCACTTTATCATAGTGAAAGTACTTATTTAGAATATTTTACTAAAGTCTGTGATCTTAAGCGTATTGCGCTTAATTTAGACACAGCTGGAGAAGAGCAACTCGATAATTTTACCTTTTTTGGTGATTTGAATGATGCTATAGAACAAGGCGAAAGCATTTATACGCATGCAGTACGTCTCAATACATCAGAAACCATGAACATACGTAAGTTTGTGAACGAGTTACAGATGCTTAAAGATAGTCTGATTACGCGACGTGCTGCCGGAAAATCCCGTAAACCACCATATTCAGTTATGGTGCACGGTTCTTCTGGCATTGGTAAAAGTTATATAATGGAGATTATTCGCCATTATTATGGTAAGACCCATGGTTTATCAACAGCAGAGGAGTCTGTTTACACACGTAATGCTACTGCTAAATTTTGGGATGGCTTGACTGCAGCAGTTTGGTGTCTTATTTTGGATGATATAGGTTATATGAATCCGAAAAAAGCGTCAACAGATGAATCCATTATGGAATTGTTGAAGATTAACAATACTGTAGCCTTTGTTCCAGATCAAGCAGATTTGTCAAATAAAGGTCGCATACCTTTGCGTATTCGTCTTTTGTTAGCATCAACTAATACTAAATCTATTAATGCTCGACATTACTTGTCTAATCCTGGTGCTGCGCAACGGCGTTTGCGCATAGTAATAACGCCCACAGTATTACCTAAATATTGTAAGGTAGTTGATGGAGAAGTCACTGGAATGCTAGATTCAGATAAAGTGCGGGCAGCTGCACTAGGTTCTGGAGCATATTCCGAATTGTGGACGTTTCTTATTGAAGAAGCAATTCCGCATCCTGACCCATCACAGCCTGCAGATTATAGGTTAATCCACGAAAAGGCC